TCCCTGCTAGTAATACCACGCTCGGCGAGCATCTCCATGCCTTTTGTAACATCTTCAAGCGGAAAAGTAACATCTGTTAATTCCGAGGCCATGTCATGCAGTTCATCTTTGGATTCGCCTGTTATTTGAGCGGTTCTGCTTATAGCCTGATTAAAAGGCACCATCCTTTCCCCTGCCAGTTTCAAACCAGCACCTATGCCCATCAAAGCACCTTTAGCGGCGGTTGCAGGATCAATTAAACCGCCAATGCCACCTTTTGCTTCGCCCATAGCATCGGTAGCACCTGAAGCATCACCTTTTACTCTTAGTATCAGATCACCCAGAACGCTCGCCATTACTACCACCCTCACGGTTTATCTCTATACCTAAACTTGATGGTGCCTTACCTTCTACAAGATCATGGATGTCATGCTCTCTTACTATCTGATTGCCACCTTTACGCAAACCACTCTTTTGAGATGCAGTAGCAGTTTTCTTGCTTGAATAACGTTCTTTGATTGCATCTAACAACACAAAAACTTGTTCCCACGTTAGTTCTGATTCGATCTTTAGGATTGAATATGCTCCGTATTCATTCATTAACCTGTCATAAGCTATGGCTATAGAATCGCCTACTTTTTCTTCTGCTGTTCTTCCATCTGCATCTGCTGATACATCCGACCGAACTCCCCCATATCCGCGACTTTCTCAAGCCATGGATAATTAATTTTAATAGCGTCTGACAACAATGTGTGTACTTCGCCTTCAGTAAGATTGTTTTCAATCCAATCTTTGCCCAATTCCTGCAGTTCAGGCGAAGCTTTCAAAACAAGATTGACCGCTTCATCACCCAAAAACCTATCTATAGTATTTACCAACTCTACCCAATCTTCCTCTTTATACTGATCTACCGCTGAGATAATAGCTTTTTTAATTTCACGCCTGAATTCTTTGGCGTGCTTAATCACCATAGGCTCAACTGTTATGATTTCTCCAGCTATTTCATAACTTTCTGGTTCCTGCCTAAGTTTTTTAGCTTTATTTCTGTCCATTATTCACCAGCTCCAATAGTAATTGCACCGATCGCGCTACCCGGCTCTCTATTTAAGTCCTGTAAGGCAGTGAATGTTGCCGGATAAGTTGTCGGTTCGTTCTTAGCAAATTGTGCCTGTAAATCAGGATCGGGAACAACCCGATACAGAGTAATTGTTATACTGGACTTGTTTCCTGTTCTACCTTCGACTTCATACTGCAGTTCATATTCGGGAATATCCAACTCTCCACCAAACGTACTACCTGCACCACCTGCGGCGGTACCCAGTAACCCAGCATCAAACTGTACTGAACTAATCTCAAACGACACATCCTCTGCTACAATGTAAGCTTCCAGTTTGCCCATGTGCTGATCAACTTCCAGAAATTCTAAGTCTTTGCTAATATTGAGAGTAGCACCACCATCTGACAACTCATAAACAGTAGTACCACCCGATCCCGACAAGGTGAGAATTCCAGCCCCCACGTGTATAGAATCTAAAACAGCTTGAGTAACCATACAAGAAAACCTCCTTTAATAATCTTTTAGTCTTTTTCACCATAAATCTCACTGACTTCACATTCCACCCTTGCTCCTTGCATTAACCTGTGATCTGCCTGAAATATATCGCTATACATTGTGTTATTCACAGACGGATTGAACCAACCATGTTCCCATTTGCTTTCATCAACCAACAACCTGTCAATCGCTTCAGCATAACGCATAATATATCTGTGGAGAGTTTCAATATCAACTTCTACCACCCATGCATCAACCCAAAGTGAATGCGTCTTAACCAACCAATCTTGATTGGTTCTGCCTTCCGGGGTGTTTCTGGACTGTATAGTAATAGCAGGATTATCAACAATAATTTCTTCCCTGCCTGTATAATCACCAACCAAAAATTGCACGGGCTTAGGCGTTACCAGTTCAGTTGATTCTTCCTCGTCAATTTCTGGCAACTTTTTTGAAAGATCATCTGATAATATTTTTCTAATACTATCCACTGCATTTTCAGCACTCATTCGATCACCTATCTCCTTGCAATATCATGTAGGGATGCACCATATTCCAGCTTACCCCAAGTAACCCTTCGGCAAATTCTTACCCATCTAGTTTTCTGTGGTTGTGTCAATTCAAGAACCTTTCGCTGTGGCATATTCATTGTGCCACGTTGGTGAAAGATAGCATAAGGCACCGAGGTTCCAACCCGCATTTCGTTTTCGTCATAATCATGAATGTGATCTGTGTGTTGCTCGCTTATCAGCGAATTCCATAACCGCCTTGTCCTGACTAATATTCTGGTTTCACCATATACTTGAGCCTTCCATTCGGCGTATGCTGGAGATAATTCAGCCCATCTGGTTCTACCTTCAAATGCTCCTTCATTCATAAAAACTGAGTGCTGTGTTTCCCTGAAATCTTTGCCCCATTCAGCAAAGACATCCTTCCAGTTTGGCATTTCTTCCGAAGCATAATCGAAGAACCTTGATAACTGCTGTTCACCATCGACCTCAAAATCCATGTTTACCCTTACCACTGTTCTTCATCTCGCTTCCAATATTTGTCCTGACCGATTGTACCAGAAGTTAAGGCATCGCTGTAATCTGTTTCCTTAACCACCGCACTATCAAGATCAATCTCACCATCTATTATTTTTTCAATTCGGCGTTCGGCGTCTTCCTTCCAGTTCTGAACAGTAGCCGGGAGATCCCCGCCAGCCTGCGATATCAAAATTTGTGCTATATTGTAAGAAGCTAATCTGATTGAAACATATTTTAACAACTTCCTGTCAACTTCTTCATCCTCGCTGATTGGCAAATTAACAACCTTACTTAGCCTGCCATCTATCTCAGCGTCCGCTTCATCGATGAATTCTTTAATATCATTAGGTTCCAGCGTGTTTGAAAAACTAAAGTTAGTCCACTTTATAAACCTTTTAATATCTTCAATCGTAGAGTAAGCCATAATTATTCACCGCCTAACTCTATATCTCCCTCTTTTATTTGTTCTGCTAAATTCTGAAGGACAGTTGTTTTTCCCCGGCCTTCCAGCTTTGTACCGTTTTCTAATTCATAATGTCCACCGCCGATATGAACCAGCATCCCTTCAACTTCTTCAAGTTCAACTTCAAGATCGCCGTAAATATNAACCAGATCTATTTCTGGTTCTGGCTCTGGTTCTTCGACATACTCAACAAAAGGTTCCATCAATTCCACGTATTCTTCCGGCAGTTTATCTCCAGCTTCAAAAACACAACCATCTGCACGCAAAGATCTACCTTCTTCGCTAATGGTATAATACCCCATTCTTCACACTCCCTTTATCGTAATATGAGGATAGGGGTGAACACTCACCCCTATCAACACTACCTTATTAAGAAATTGCATCCTCAATAACAGCACCCAAATCAGATCCAGTAATTTTCTTATCGTCGCTTTGAAAAGCTTCAATAATATCTGAGTGCGTTCCTTTTTCTCTCCAGCGTCTTACACCACGCATCTGTCCTTCCCTTGGCCATACAAAAGTATAACCAGCAGAAGGTATCTGCGGACCGGGATTAGTCGGAACATGACCTAACCAAATATGCTTGTCCCAAATACGTTCGAAATTGTCAGTTTCGCCACGCTTCGCATCATTGTATCGGGCTTTAGCTACATAAATATTCGGTATTCCCAGAATAGCCGACACAGTATCAAGCGAAACGGTCTGCAGGTTGTCCGTTGATAGCCTAGCTAAAAAATGTGGGTGATGCTTCAATACTCTCCAAACGTCNGCNGGNATNATNGCAGTATTAACAAGCTGTCCAGTTGAACTTTCAATATTGTCAATTTCAGTTTCGAATACATCGATGGGATCCGAATCATCATAATCATCGAACTGATCTGTTCCGCCTAATGTAATGCTATGATCCCAGTTACCAGTAGTTTGGCAAAGTGCCGCAATGTCCCTTTCAGCTTTAATGAATATTTTTTCGGTAACAAAATTAGTCTTGGCAGTTTCAAGATCTAGATCATTGCCAATGGTTTCGTTATCCTCATCTGTAATTTTAGTGTGAAAGGCAATTTCTTCGCAATTGTACTGATCATCTGATAAGGGAAAGCCACCACCAGCTGATCTTCCGCCGGGTGCTCTCTTCTCTGCTTCATCACGCACCCATTCGCCCTTATCAAAAACATAGTATTTAGCTGATTTATCATCAACCTGCACAATAGGGAAAACGTTCTGCCAAACATAATTAGTATTCTGGTAAGCAATACTAATATCTGTTAATAGAGGGTCAATTCTAGCATCTTCGCTAGGTTGCATTTATTTTCACTCCTTATAATAAGTTTAGTCTAATTAAACACTAACGTCATCGCCACCGGATATAATGAAAGCACTTATAAGTTGATCATCATCCCCAGCTTCTTTGGCTATAGCTACAGCAACTTCGCCAGCGCTGTGTGGTTGAACAGTACCGCCAGCTTCAACAGAAAGCAAATCCCCAGCACTGAAAGCAGTAATACTACTGCCACACCGAACAAGGGATACACCGGAAAGCTGTACAGTAACTGCTTCCCCTGTATCACCTGCACGCTTTAAAACACCATAGGCACGATCGCCCGCACCTGAAACAGCATTAACGGTCAAATCATCTGTAAGTTCTACAAATTTATAAAGATCATCATCGTCCAAATCAGCCGCGGCCACACAAGTGCCGTCTAACAATTCTTCTATATTAGGCATCTATTTTCACTCCTTCAAAATTGTTTTTTTAGTTTATCTTGAGCGTTCTTCCTGCACTTGCGTCCAAAGATCGGGCTTTTCTTCTGCAAGCATTTTCATAGCTTCGGGGTAATTGACTTCTCTTTCTTCTGCAAGCGTCTTAGCTTGACTGCGGAAATTTTCAATAGCAGTATTATCCTCATCCGAGGATTTCTTGCTACCAAGTTCACCCATTTCCACAACAGGCTCCAGAGTATCTATAATTTCTTTGGTTTTCTCCGGCTCTTCCATGAACCGTTCCTTGAAAACCGTTGCCTGTTTCTTAGTCATTCTGCCTTCGTTCATAGCTTTAGTTTTGATTCGTTCCCATTCATCCTGCCTGCGTTCCTGCTCAATATTTTCGACACGCTCGCTAAGTTGTTTGTTCTCTTGAGATAAAACCTCTATTTTGCTTTCCTTATCCTCAACAAGTTCGGCTTTTTCCTTGAAGGTTTTCACTTCTTCAATGAAATCGTCCAATGACATTTCCTGATCTAAATTCAGTTCTTCAAAAACCTGTGTCAGTTCTTCATTTTCCCCGTTATCCAATTCCAGCCCCAACTCTCTAGCGACATCCTCTTTGGTTATTTCCAGTTCATCTATTTTTTCCTCATTGAACTTTTTCAGATCATCTAAACTTTCAATTTTCATTTCATCTTGACCTCCCTTAATGGTTTCTTGTGTTTCAAGATCGCCTAACCACGCTTCGATCTTCTCCGACATAGCGACAGGCGCCATCTCCTTGATGAAAGGTCTATTAGTAAGTGCGGCACCGAAAAGAACATTCTGGAAATTTTCGCCTGTTTCATCATCCTCATAATCAAATTTTAATTCCGGACTTATATATTTATACCGCTTATCTTTCAGCAGTTCTTTGCCAAGACTTGTCCATTCTACTTCAGCAAAAAGACCATCACCATCTTTGTAAAGATCATTAATCCAGCCCGCGGCACCTTTTTCAGGTTGATGCTCCTGATCAATAGCCAAATCCAATTTCCTTGCCCCGTTTTCAAAGCTTTCAACAAATAGTTCTAGATCGCGACCGCTAACTTCTATNGTNCCATANTGAGGATGTTCCCAGCTTCCCACCCTAAGCAGCTGTATTGTATCAGGCACCGCTCCTTCTTCTTGTAACTCAATCCTGCCTTCACTTAACATTCGTTCCGAAACAGGTATCCATTTACCGGAGAGGTCGCCTTTAGCAAAACCACTTTTCTTGACTATTTCCCAAGCCTTCTTCATGGCTTTTCCTTCGCTAGTATCTTCCTCTGTATCACGAACTATTTTATTGAAAGTGTTTACGAATAAACGTTGCATTGAAGTCGGCATATTTTTCCGGAGATGATCGGGCAAGTCTTTAATGGATTTATATGGCATCAATTCACCCCCTTCATTTAATTCTGCAAAACTTCCGCTTCCAAGTTTCTTTGTAATATCGGCTTCCTGCATTTACCTAACCCCCACCGTTAATCCTCACTTAATGAAATACAATAATGTTAGCGGCGGTAGTATCCGCCGAATAAATTTCTACCACTTCGAAGGGATAAACAATCCCCGCCGTAACAGGTATCACCACGTTCTCTCCTGCTTCCATTTCTGATAATCTTACACTTAAATCGCCAGCATCACCAACAATAATACCCACCGTTGGTTTGTCCAGTTCCTGATCTAAAGTTGGCACTTCCCCGTTTCGTGCCTTGTTACCTAAAAAAGTTTTTTGGATAGCCTGACGATAGTTCACTTTATCACCCCTTCCTTACTCCACCATAGCACCATATTGATCTATCAGATCCTGCGGTGGTGTTTCCCAATCCGGTTCCGGCTGTGGTTCTTCATCCGGCTTTATATATACCCAAAGGCAACGACAATGTTGGTGGATCTGTGGATCAAACCTGTCATAATCGGGATTGTCAGTTTCAATAATCATCCCATCCATCCATTCACATAACGGACACACCCGATCATCTAAAATAGCACTGAATTGTGCCAGTTCCACCCCCATTTCTTCTGCAACTAATTCCCTGCCATCATTAATCGATTCCCCAACCTGATGGGAAGCAGTTCCTGCTAATTCTTTTTCGGCTGTTTCAAGTGCATGCTGTCTGGCACCAAAGATCGCCGCCTTCGCTGATTCCCCCGCATCTATCCTATCTAAACTTTCTAAAACCATATTGCGTTTGAGCATCTGTGAAATAGTATCAGCTACCACTCCCGCTTTTGCACTTGCAACACGCCTGCTCCTGTTATCGATTGGTACATCACCTACCACTGCTCCTAGTTCGCTTGCGGCTTCCCGCTTTCCAGCTTCTATCAATTCCCGTTGAGTTTCCTTTAAGAAATCGGTGAATTCACCTTTATACCTCATGGGAATTTTTGGCAGTTCATCGAAATCCCCTTGATCAACGGCTCTTTTCAACCTTCTAAAGAAATCCTTGATCTGCTTGCTTGTTATTTCATCACCACGCTCAAGCATCCTTTCTTCAAAGGTATCCCAGATCTTTTCTATTTCACGTAAATTGACCTGCTTCTCCCACGTTGTTAATTCCCTACGCCATACCCGTTCGTTCTCTTGAAAGGTTCTTGTTTTATAACGCTCAAGCAAAGATGTTGGGCAAGCACAGCTTTCATCATGATCATGATGTGCTGGTTCTGTCATCCTAATTTGTTTCGACTTCCTTGCTGGTTCAACCATAGCCTGCTGGTTTTCAATCTGTTCCTGCTTTTCGGGCAAATCCAACATCTCTCTTGCCCATCCTTCAACATCATCGTCCGGAGCAACAACTTGAGCATTAGCCAAACCTTTAACCGTTTCCATGAGAGCCTCGTTCTTGGCAATAGGTTTATATTTTATTCTGGGATAACCTTCAACTTCCCAGTTCAAATTAACAAGCTGTGGAATAGCATAACTATTAATCGTGTTCTGAATATAATTAGCGATTGAGTTAAGCGTCATAAGAAAGAGATCTGAATGATCTTTTGAAAGAGCAAAACTTCCTGTGCTACCATCTGCCAATCCTAAAAATTGAGCAAGAATACTTGCTACCATTTTGGTGTCATGATGCTGAATATAAGGAAGGGCATCCAGCATTCCCCGTGTACCTTCAAATACCCCCAGTTCAAATCCTTCGGGAAAAGTAACCCCACCGCTTTCAGAACTTACCAGATCTGTTACAATATCGGTCGCCTTCTGCTTGTCTTTTTTGGAAGCATCCGTCGGTATTTTCATTGTGGGAGTACCAACAAGGTTCCGCTCTATACCGATGTTTACCATTTTATAAGTGAAGTCTTTTATGTTCCAATGTTTGTATGCTGACCGCAGAATTGATTCGCCCCGCAAATCGCCCGCTTCCATACGGTGAGTAAATATTAATAGTTTTTCTATAGGTATCTCAACAGTTTCACGAGACCCACCGGTGTGTTTCGTTTGCTTTATCCCTTCCGGGCCACCTTCTGCATCATAAACAAAATCATAGATTGTTTTTTGCGGTCTGGTTGCAAATTTCTGCCAGCTGTATATTCCGTTGTCAACAGTAAATACTTTTTCAAAAATAGAAAAACCAAAAGGCAACATGTTTAAAGATAATCTGAGAAAATCATCCCAATGCTGTGTTAAACCTTCTGGCGGTCCGGCAAACAAATTTCTACTTATATGTTCTGCTACTTCTTCATCCTGCCCATCATCCGAGTATGGTTCAATATACCAATTAGTCGATCTGATTGGCAGTTCCAGAACCATCAACATAGCTTGAACCTGTCCATCTGATCTACGCATCTTATCATAAATATCATTCCGCTGTGGCCAACGCAACTTTGACAAATATTCATCTTCAGATAATCTGTCATATCTTGACGATTCACTTCTGCCAATCGAACCGAGTTCTTCTGTAGCTTGTTCTTGTTCCAATTCTTCTGGCATTTCCTGTTGCCCCTTTCTTACCAATCGCTAACTTGACGAGCCTTGCTGGAACCAACTAGGCTCATATCCTCAGCTGTTCCATGTTCAGGTCTTTCAGAAATCAGCTGACCGATTTTATTGTATGCCCCGGCAGTTGCGTCAACCTGATCATCATGCGAACCGCCCGGGAACCTATTAAATTCTGCTAAAAAGTCCTCGTTCCATTCACCACTTACAAGCTTAATATTGCCTGCTTCTGCTGAAGAACTTAAAGGAGTAGCCCTTGCAACTTTGCTACCAGTTGATCTATCACCCTCAAAATAAAAATCTTTTAACACCTCGCGACTATAATAATCTATTACATCCTTACCTGAACTCCCGGGTTCTTCCTCTTTGAATATTTTAACATCATGACCATCCAGTTCAGCAGTTTGCCTGATCAGCATTTGCATTTCCTGCGGAGTACCTCTTGTCCGCTGAACATCCTTAACATAATAAATGCCGTCTTTTTCACCCATCAAAACACCAACTGAAAAATCAGGATCAGGATTACTAGAACTGGGTAAAGATGAAGCCCTATCCCAATATCTTACCCAATTCTTTATATTAGCTGGCACACGCTCTTTAGCAATAATTTCAAACCAGTACCGTTTAAACATGTTGCCTTCCATGACTACATCCCAATCACCATCACGTAACCTTTTCTTGTCAACGTGATTCAAATGCTCCAGCGTTTCCCGATACCTTTCCGTATCAAGGTGTGGATTATCCTCCATTTTAGCTGATATAAATTTAGCACCACCGCTTGTCCCAGTAACATGAAACCGCTCTTTAACCCAATTATCGTGCGGGTTCGTGGCACCCCTCATCCTCGGCGGCACGCTGGAACCTTCCAACCTTCTTAACCGCCCAAAGAGATAAGTGTACTGTGATTCTGTAAATTGTGTCAATTCATCGAAGGCTATATATTGATAGGCACTTGATTGATACCTATATTTATTCGGCTCATACTGCAAATAACCAAAAGTAAGGGAAGCATTCATGCCAGTTGGTGTCGGGAAGAACCACGTTCTTTTATTAGCAGACCATTCTGCATCTGTCGGTTGCAACCATTCGTGTGCTCTAGGCATTAAAGCATCCGGCAATTTTAAGTCCTGAAAGGTGCGCCGGAATACTATACTGGAATATCTCGGAACCTGCACAAACTGCAAAGCACCCATAAGCAAAGCACTCGACTTTCCACCACCTGCGGCACCACCATAAAGAACTTCTTCATCTAAATCCACCAAAAACTTTGCCTGCTTGACAGTGGGTTGCTGTGGTATATAAGGATTATCAAGCACCGTCTTTTTCAAAACAAAAAACCTGAACTTCTGCCCCGGGGTTAAATCATCCCTGCTGTTTATCCTCTCCATTTCCGGCGATTCCAAGAAATTCTCTATACTCTTCGATTTCGTCTGCGATTGTTTTGTCTTCTTCATCAACGCTCACCTGTTCATTCTTATTTTCAATAACTATATTATTCACAATGCCCGCATCCTTGTCAATGGCCCCGATATCTTTAAGAAGATCGACAAGATTTGTATTGCTATTCCTGACTTCCCTTAAACAGTTCATGCCCACACTGGGATTATTAGAATCCTGATACTGCTTCCAAAATTCCTGCTTAATGATCTTTTCTTCCGCCATTATATCCTTTATAATGACATGAGCATTATTAGGATCTATCTCAAATATTTCATCCATCCAGTCTTCACGGCGATACCAGTCCTGCTTTACAGTATCCACCATAACATTATATTGCTCTGCAAGTTTATCAGCAACCTGATCTAAAGACACACCGCGATACATTAACCCAGCTAATCTGCGTTTTCTTTCCCTTGATCTGATAACGTGAGCATCCGTGTTGATTTCTTTTTCTTCGGCGTCCATGGTACCCCCCACCCCTTCAAAAACTGTAAAGTTTACCCTTAACTACAACCACATTATACCATGCCTTAATAGTGCTGTCCAATTATTGCCACAATTTCAGCAACTTCACATGATAATCTCCCCCCTTATATAGGAGTCGCGAGAACTATTTTTAGGTTTGCGAGAACCTATGTCTTTTAGATGAAGGGTTATTTATTCATCAAAATGCATATTTATTTGTGGATAATCATCTGGATAATTACTATAAAAGAGAAAAAGTGCCGGATCTCTCCAGCACTAAGGCAACCTTGAAGCCTGGTAAATTTTTCTAGATAATTACTACATTTTTTAGAGTATCCAGCTATCATCCTCGTGCTATCAGCGTTTATACATGGTGTGGATAACCATTACGTCCATTACGGCGAGAGCAAAAAACTCTCTCGCGATCCCTATATAAGAGGAGAGATTATTCAGGCACCCAGCCTTTATTAAATTCTTCTTCGGAGCCACGCTCTATCATCCCGGAACTATCATACAGCCTGTCCACTTCTTCGTATTCCATCTGCAATAATTCCATAACTTCCTCATAACTAAAATCCTGCTCATCTATTAACTCCCTTACAAGTTCAGACATCCTAAGAACAAGGTGGGTGCCTCTAGCCCGGTTATGCCTCACCGTTGACATCATTTGGCTATCTCTAGGAACATCAATCTCGACTACCGGGACTTTACCGTTAGTCATTTTGCGGACATCTTCATTTCTGCGAATGACTAACCACCTGTGAAACCCATCAATTATTTCTTTATCCGGTCTAATTACTATAGGTTGGGTCCAGCCGTCAGCCAAAATAGACTGTTTGAGTAATTTTAACTCCGGTGGCGCTACATTATTAGGGTTATAATCATTGGCGGTTAATTCTTCAACATCTACCCACTTTACATTATTTACCGGCTGTCCTTTCATTATTTTATCCCCCTCTCCTTATCTTTTTCAAGGCTTTTCTCGTATTGCTCTTTCATTTTCTTCAGGGCATTAGCATCATAACCTACGGTCCTAGCTTGCATCCTATCTACATAATCCCCCGCTATTATCTTCTTTGCAAGAAATTCCCATCCTATACCAGTGAACCAATGAGCCTGCCATGTTAATTTGTCATCTGTTTTATTATAATGCATACCTATATATGTTTTTACTATTTTAATCATAGTAATATAATCTGATTTATTCGAAGTCTTTTCTTTCAATAAGGTTTTAATATAATCCCTGTAAGAAGAACAGTTGTCCGGCCGCGTAAGTTTGCCACTAAAACCGTATAGTTCGGTTTTACCGTATCTCGCGGCGGTGCTTGCGCCCTCTACCCTTTTATGCAATTTTTCCCATATTTCAGGGAAGCAGGTTTTGAACATGTCTAGACTCTNGGTGGCTTCTCTGTGAAAAGGCGGGCATACTCTCTGAGAGGAAGGTGTTATCCCATGTTTGTCCATTAAATCATATGCTTTATTATAATCCCAATCTAATTTCTTCGGGGCTGTCCATACATCAGAAGTCATCCAATCATATATAGGGTATACCTTCCATACATTAGTCGGTATAGGTATCGGGTCTTGCAATTTCTGCCTTCCCACTCTGTATATATATCCATTCTTTTTATTGCCGCCCCATGGTAATCCGCTGTCTCTAGTTATATAATTATCTTTTTTTCGCCGCGCCACCATCCAGTATCTGGTTATACTTTCTTGCGCCCTTATTCCCATTATGAATGCTGTTTTGCCAAATTTTTCATTAGGAAATAATAAGCTGTTAACAGAAGGGAACATAACTCTATTAGCTTCCGGTTGCATATCGTAGTCATAATATCTAAATTCTGTCTGTCCTTCTGCCGGCATTTCTCTCACCCATTTTTCTTTTTTATCCGGGTTCCATTGAAACCAAAAAGGCTGTCTAGGGCTACAAGAACTTCTGTGCCTGAAAGGCATACACAGCCATCTTAAATCAATATCATCCCTGTCATAAACTCGCCTCACATAATTCTCTGTCTGATATGGTATCCCTTCTTCGTCAGAAAAAACGACATCAAGAGGGAGTTTATCCCTCTTGTGCGCTTCTTCTAGCGTCAGGTTTAAGACAGCTGTGCTGTCTTTCCCCCCGGAGAAAGCAACTGCGACATGGTCAAACCTTTCATATATATCAGAAATTCTTTTTCTAGCTAGACTCAATATATCTTCTTCTATTTTTTTCTTTCTTAGAACCATCATTAAACACCCCTAAAATATACCGTTATTGATAACGTCTTTATTCTCATTATCAAAGTAACTATTAACCACCTCTATTCCCTGCGATTGCCTGTAAAGCGAAATCCCAATCAGAACAATAATCACATAAAGCCTGAAAGAACCGTAAATACCCCATAATCCTAATGCTCCTATCCCGGCTACCAGAGGCCAACTCAAGACTGCCAGAAAAGCTATGGCGAATCCTATCTTTGGGTTTCCCACTTCGTTGAACGCTATAGCCGCACTATCAATAGAACTTGAAGAAGCCATAAGGCCCACCAAAAGTATTATTGTAAAACCAATGCCAGTTACATCCAGCAAGAATGCGAGATAAAAGATAAACATATACAACCCGAACATCAATGCGCCCCATAGGAACGGTTCAAAATTGTGTTCTTCTTTCAAAAATCTAGCCCTCTGCCATTTCTGCAAATCCATTAAAGGACCCGCCAGCAGTAAGAGCGAACCATACCAAGCCCAGCGTAATCCTTCAGGGGTTAATCCAAGGTGTATTCCTTCAGCAGGAGTGCCTCCACGCAAAGCTAACAGAAAAACCATGATGCCCCCCGCAATCATTACGCCCCACTGTATCTTATCGGTGAAAATACTCATTCGCAATCCCCTTTTAAGCACAATCGAGCAGAAAAGAACTCCAACTAATAATGCTAGTACTCTACTGCCTGTTTCCCCAGCCCAGCCCGTCTGCTGTGACAATTGAAAGATAGACTGCATATTCATCCAAATAACGAAAAACTGAACAATAATCATCGCAATTCTTACCAAAAAATTGTTAAGCAGGGTTCGCATATGCGGCAGTTTTTCCATTACAAACCCGAATAACAATATAGCGAAAGAATTCGCGAAAGCCCATATTAAAAACGGTATCTGTCCCATATCTACCAAAAAAGTCATAGCTACTACCAGTGATCCTGCCCACGCCCAGCTGGCCGCCATGCTTACTCCAAAAGAAAATGCACTAGGAATGACGTCTTCGTTTAAATCATTAAACAATATTAACATTCTCCTTTTAGTGGTTTTTAATTATAAAAACTAACGCTTCAACTAACTTCATATTCTCCCGTTCCTTAACTTTGTTCAAAATTTCCAATATTTCCTGTCTAGTATCTCTTTTTAGTGCAAAAGTTAATTCTACAAGACCTTCTGCATGATTCTCATTGCCTATTTTTTCTTCTGCCATCCCTCTTTCCTGCTGTAATCGACGTTCCTTCGCTGTTTTTTCTTTCTCTTTCTCTGGAATATCTGATAAAACCCTGAAATCTTCTTCGTCAATAGCTCCAGACAATTCTTCATCAAGAAACTTCAAATCTCTATCTGTCTTCATTTCCTGTATCAAATTATCTATTTCTTTATCATCAAACCCGGTTGCCATTAAATCATCTTCATCTTCCTGCAATTCATCCAATAATTCAACCAGCCTATCACGCTCCCATTCCCCTTTAATTTTGTTCAGCGCTATATTCAGCTGTTTTTCTTTGCTAAGAGGTAAATCGACTACGCTCATTTTTGCCTTCTCTTTGCCTTTTTCTTTAAGAATTTTTAAGGTCTGATGGCCCCCAACTAGGTTACCAGTTCTTTCATTATAAACTAACAATTGTACTAACCCGAATTCGCTAATTGATCTTTCTAGTTTTTTGTATTCCTTATCTTTGGGCTTCAAATCTTTCCTCGGATTATAAGGCGCAGGGTTGACCTGCGACAATCCCAATTCTTTTATTTTCATTAATAACCCTCCTCGCTTGCGGCAATTATACCACAATAGACAGAATCATTCATCCCCGAGTGCTGGCTTGAGCAGTTCTTCAGCATCCTCTTTACAACGAACCACACCGCTGATCCCCCCTGCTCTTTTGAATTTCCGCATCACAGCTTCCTGAATAGGTCTTGCTTTTTTGCCCGGGGCTTTAACTTCAAGATCGAATCGCCTTCCATTCAACACACCGGAAAGATCAGGTTGCCCTTTGAGAGTATCAAACCTGCCAACGTGTGTTTTATAGTAAAAACAATTGTCCAGAGTATCAAGGTACTGCTTAATTTCATTGACAACGGCTTTTTCTGATCTGCTCATCTTTCTTTCACCCCCTCACTCCAACCATGATGCCTTATACATTTCGGGAATAGGCAGGCTCTACCCTTTCTCCATTGACAGTTTTTATCCTTACAGCCCTTTAACCTTCTATCTTTTTTACGACCAGCCGAACTTTTAAAACTCCGGTCCTTTTTCATACTATCTTCAATCTGCTGACGACGTGCCTGCTTCATAGCATCTTGCCAGCTTTTAAAATGATGCGCTATAGTAGAGCAGTGTGCTATATTCTTGTCAAATACATTAGCACGAACTTCGTTGTAAACTCGTATCTTGACATAATCGGTTTCAACAAATTCAAGCACCTTCCGTATATCACGTTTTAGCCGTTCTTTGTTAGTAGGCCTAGCCATTAATTATTCCCCTTTTTTTCACCCATATTGTGCAATCTCGCAGCCCTTCCTTTTCTATAATATTCTTTTCTTCTTCTGTTAGCAAACCTATTCTTATACTGCCTAAAACAGTCTTTGCAAACGTATATCTCGTTTGCAATGTTCCATATTAGTTTGCCTTCGCATACCGGGCAACTCATTATCTCTCCATCCCTCACATATATAACATCTGTGATATATAAAACCAGAGATATTTCAGGATTTCCCATGCCACCACGGCTCCCACTGCTACCGCAATATATCGCATATTATCCCTCCTTTAACATCAGGAGTCATTGCTCATCACCATGCCGATGTAACACCCGAACACAAACGAGATAAAGCTGACAGCAAAGTAAACAAGCGCAGTCTCAATCTTCATCAACCTCCTTCAACTCTTTTATTTGCTCAATAATTTTATCTAGTTCCAAAACTGAGTTTGGTATTTTGTTTTTATCTCCAATGATATTATAAATATCCTGTATAACTTCTATGCTCTTTTCTAACAGCTTAGGCGATTTAACAAAAATTTTAGCATATTCTATCGGCGAACCGCTAAACTCCGAAGCATGTACTCTGTCAGTAGTTATGGCAACTTCCTTGTTAATATCATCATCATATCCCATAATAGCTATAAGCCAATTGTCACCGCTAATCTGTTTATCATAGGTTTCTATTTTTAATCTTTTATTAATTTTCATCTTCATCACTCCTTCACGCCTCCCTGCTGTTTTTCCTACTTCTCTTTTTGAAAACTTTCTGGATAATCAAAACTGTAACTTAGTCTATGTTTGCTCTTCTGTTCATATTCCTCTCTGGAAACCTCGTGGTTAATTTTCCAACTGCCAGTTATTTTTGCGATGCTTAACCCGGTAGTTTTTGTCCACATATCATATATATTCTCAAAATTGCCTTCAGCGTGTACA